CTTGTGTATGAAGTTAAGTTGGGCATTTACACCTCCACAAACACAAATGCACCACTCCAGCTTACTTGAGCTGAATCAACATTGCCTGACACTGTCCACTGTGGAAATTGTGTGCAAAGTACCGTGTATGATTCTTCAGTATCTGGTGCAACATTATTATAATACCATGGGTGGGTTGCGTATTCAATTGTAATAACAGCAGGTGTATGTCTGTCTAATGCTTCTGCTGATTCAATATTTGTCTTGATGTCAGTCCAACGTGGACCATCTGGTAATTTAATCGTAAAAGTCTTCTTAGGAGTGCCGCGGCTAACTGCTTTAACCGTTCCATCTCTGGCTTGTGTTGTGCCAATTGTATCAAGTCTATTGATACTTAAAGATTCCGCACCATTTAATATCCATTGAAAGCTCATATCTGTTTATCTCCTTGTTGGTACTTTGCGGGCACCTTGTTGTGCTACTGCGTGTATAAAGCCTGGGTCTCTTGCAATCATTGCTTTGAAACTTGAAGCATCAACTGCGTTAATATTGTAGGTTACGTTTGATGCGCCACCACTAAAGTTGTCCATAGGTGTAATGTTAGCTGGACCACTAATAAGTTCTGGACCACGTTCACCTACAACACCAAATTGTCCTGCTGGAATCATTCCGCCATTTGCAAAGAAGCCTGCGAACGGATTTGATCCACCACCGCCTCCACCAAATGCACCAAATGTGCTTGCAATTAAACGCTGTATTTGACTGCGAAGTAGTTCTTCAAGTATAGTGTTTACCAAGTCTTTGAATTCAAACTTACCAGTCTTGGCAAAGTTTACAATGCTATCTTCCATGCTTTTAGTTGTTTTGTTAAACAATCTTTGAGCCTGAAGTCCTGCGTTGGTAGCATTGTCAGCATAATCTTCATATGCTTTCTTCCAGCCGTTTGCAAAGGTTGATTGAGCACGTTTGACACGTTCTTCTTCATCTTTTTCACGCTGTTTTCTTGCTTCTTGTAATTGTGCTAATCTCTGTTCATTTGCTTCAATGGTTCTTGCGGCTGCTTGTCTACTGGTAATTGCAGTTTGAGTTGCTGCATCTATTCTTGCAAGTTGTGCTTCAATTTCACCAGCATCAAGTCCTTCGCTTTGTGCGCGAATTCTTTCTTTAGCTGCATCCGCAAGTCTTATTTCTTCAAGTTCAATTGATTTTAGTTCACGTTGAATACCTTCAAGTCCGCTAAGTTGAACAGCTTCTTGTGATTGACGTATTCTTGCATCAATTGCATCAATTGTGTTTTCTGTTTCGCTACGCAATTGTTTTAGTTGTCTTTCAAGATCCTCAGCTTTTTGCTTGCTATCATCAAAGCTGTTTGTAAGAGCATCCATTGCAAATGCGTAGGTGTCAACGCTTATTCTGCCAGCTTTTAATTCTTCTTCAAGACGTGCTATTGCTTGTGCTGTAAATACAACCTTTTGTGAAGCATCATTTGCACCTGTTATGATACTGTTATAAAATTTTGTAAAGGCGTCTTGTTCACTCAGCGTCTTGGCAGCTGCATTTAGTTGTTGTACTTTTGTTCTTGCAGCTTCAAGTTCATTTTCAGCACCACGTAATAATGTTGCAAAATTATCAATTTGTCCATTGCTTCTTTCAAAGGCTAGGTTAAGCTGTTCAATAACAATTTCAGCATCAATAATGCGTTGGTTAGCTTTTTCTAATTCAGTGCGGTAATCTGCTCTTGCAAATGCTGCCGCTTGATCTATAAACTTTTGATGCGGAGCAAGAACTGCTTTTAGTGCATCTGCTCTTTCTTTGTCTGCGGCAACCGCTGCTTCAGTTTGTTTAAGCAATGCATCTTGTTCAATCTTAAGTATTGACAATTGAACAATCATACCTTGAATGCCAGCAATTGCCTCATCACTCATGCCTACGCCTGGTAACCAGCCAAACCAGTCTCCATTGCGTATTCTTTCGTTTAGTTCATAAATTGCCGCATCAAAACTAATTGCGCCATCACGTGCTTCACGGAATATGTCTGGAGCAGTCTTTTCAGTAATGCTACCTTGAGTGTCAGCAAAGTCATCAAACACTCTTGCCATGCGTTTTAATGCAGTTTCATAACCTTCTGTTGCGCCTGTTAGTTCACCTAGTTTAACTAATGCTCTGTCATATGCATCGCCCAGCGCAGTTTCAAGTTGATCAATGGTTGGTTCCATTTGATTGAATGCTGCGGTAAGTGCTTTACTACCTGAAACCATGTTAAAGAATGCTTCAGCAGTTAATTCTCCTGCTTGTGACATTTGACGCAGTTGTCCTACGTTAATACCACTTTCACGAGCCATAATGCTAAGTGCTGGACCTAATGCTTCAACAATTGAGTTAAATTCATCACCACGTACTGTGCCTGATGCCATTGCTTGACCAAACTGTCTAATAGCACCTGCGGCAGTACCTGCATCCGCACCTGATATTGCAAGTGCTTGTTGGAATTTAGCTGTTACATTAAGGATTTCTTCTTCGCTCTTACCTAGGCTTTCAGTTGCAAGAGTAAGTTTGGTATACAAATCAACAGTATCACCAAATGCTGCCCTGTTGTCCTTTGCAGCTTGTGTTAGTTTACCTAATGTATTGGCAAAGTCTTCTTGATTGTCTGTGATAAGACGCAACTGGTTTGAAAAGTTTTGAAACTTTGCAGTTGCATCAGTTATTGCATTGCCAAATTGTAAGATTTTATCAACTGCAACTACCGCAATAAAACCTTTAACTGCGTTTCTAAGCCCACCCAGTGCTTGCGTTGCACCCCTTGTGTCTATATCAACTGTATATTTTAAATCAGCCATATTACTTCCTTAATGCTTTGAGTAGGCGCTGCCTAATGTAATTTTCAGTGGGTTTAACCATACCGTTTGGAGCCTGCTTGCTCTTGCCTTGATCCAAAGGCACCGCATAATCGTAATTGGCTTTAATTTTAGTACCTTGCAGTCTAGTACGACGGCGAGCATTACCTGATTTAATAGGTGTTACACTTTTCCAATAAGCATATGCTTCTTTTGGTAATAGATTTACCTTTGCACTTATCTTAGTTGTGCTGGGTGTAATTCTATCAAATACCAGTTTCATTCTCGCCATCGTTTTGCCCTCTTACTCGTTGCATCATTGCCAGCATTTCATCTTGACTTAGAGTCTTTGCTGGTGCCTTCCCATCTCTCGCTTTACTATTTAAATAGTTTTCATATTCAATAGCAACAATTGCACACCTGATATCAATAGTGTTGCCCAGTTTTAATGCTTGACTTGGCAGTATGCCATAACGCTTGCAAACCATGTCAAGCGTTACCCAAGCATTTACTTCTCCATTGGTTCTGGTGAAGTCTGGGCTATCATGTTTCCCAATTGTTTAATACTTTCTTCAATTACAGCCATCATGATATCTGGCGGTAACATACTCTTGCCTTCAAGAATCAATTTACCACTTTTATCTCTGATTAATTTTTTGGTTATTTTTGCTACTTCGCCAAGTCCACCTTCGCCTGACATTTTAGCCAGTTGCATATAGGTGTCTAGGTCTTGTCTGTCGTAGATGTAAAACACAAGTGCCTCACCGTATTTTTCTACGATTTCAGCTTTGTCAATTTTAATTTCTACGAGTTGTGGCTCATTTAGTAAAGTTTCTAAAAACATCTTTTAATCTCCTGTTCTTTCAATCAATTTGTTTGCAAGTACAACCAAGAAGTTTAATCTTGATGTTGCCTTGGCTATATCTCTTCTAGCACAAGCAATTTCATTGTTTGCTTTGGCTGTTTCTGCAATTATACTTTGCAGTAATTCTTCATCTGTCTTTGTTTCCAATAAATCGTTCATCTTTAAATCCTACAGTGTATTTAGTCATATAAGAAAATAGGGGGTATAAAACCCCCTATTCCCGCCTCACGCTCTACTTCAATTATGCAACTGTGTAGTCACCAGTTACGGTGATAGTGATTGGCGACACCCATACTGGGCTGTCTGCACTAACAGTTGGTGCAAGACCTGTAATATAGCCTTGTCCGCTGATAGTTTTACCTGTAGCTTGACCTTGGGCGTCTGATGTGTCGCCTAGGTAAAGTTCAAAGTCAATCAAGTCTTTGTCTGCTGACAAGCCCCAAATGCCTTTGTAGTCTGCTTCGCCTAGAGTTTCGCCTGTGTCGCCAAAGAATGCAGTTTGGTCTAAAACAATGTTCATTGAAAGACTGTTAGTAGCTGTAGTTGCAATTTGCAATTTTGAGCCTTGATCTAACTGTGTCCATGTAAACACGTCATTGGCCGCGTTAACGGTAACATCCTGCAGAGCAGGTAATGTTAGTTCTGGAGTTACCGCAGAGTTTGCCGCAACACTAACTTTTAGTGTTGCTTGGACGCCTGCTACCCCTGGTGCTGGATAAATGTATGCCATGTTGGTTTCCTTTTAAGTTAATTAATCCTGGTTAGTCTGTATTCCACATTAACAATTAGTAAATCATTTTCATAATCTGTAGAGACTGTGCTTTCTCTTGTGTGTGTACCTTCTAATACTAGTGTATTTTCAATACCACGCAAACTATTAATAATTGAATCTAATTGTGTTAGTGGGTTTTTTGCATCAACAGCAAGATAGACAGTGACTGTTGTTGTTGTATTGTTGATATTTAAACCATTGAGTGCCTGTATTATAGGAACACTTTCATATTGAGTGCGGTCCACATAAAGAGTTTTTGGATTCTTTATGTATATTGCACTGCCTGACTCATCATAAGGTAATTCATTACTTAACGATATTCCGTTAAGTGCCAAACTCTTTATGCTGTCAACTACTTGTGTTCTCATCGTACTCTTCTCAAGTTAAAATATCCTGGTTCTTTTTCAGTTGATCCAATAGTTGAATCATCATCAAAGTCATACCAGTCGCCTGCCGTAATAAGTTCACCAAACAAGCTCTCCGCACGATTCTGGTAGTATCCCATCTTCGCACGTTCTGAATCAGTTTCATCTCCAAAGTTTGCAACTTGTGGAAGTATATAATCAGCGAGTGCAGTATAGACGCAGAGTTCAGTAAAATCGCTTTGGCGACCTAAAATTCTCCCTGCGTCTATGCTTGGTATATCAGCAACTGTTGTATAGTTAATAGATGTATCACGTTCCATATAGTAGTTTCTCCACCATGCGGTTGTGCTCATCTTGTTCAAAATACGGCTGGTTGCTTTTATTAATGCATCTTCAACAACTTCATCAGTCAAACCTTCATTACTGTCAAATAGACGCTGATCTCTCTCAAGAACATCTTGATATTCCGCAAAAGAAATTACAACGTCTGATTCAATAATAAAGGCCATTTTTGACTATCCCCTATTAAGCTGAGTAGTCTAGGTAACGACCACGACCTGCATCAATCAAGCCAACAGCGGCGTGTAAAGATGCAACAACATCAAAACCAACAGCTTCTGGACGACGACCAACTTCAAGATCAATATTCTTTTGCATACCGATGCGCATAGCGTCTTGTCCAAACACTGCAACACTTTCTGTAAGGTAGCTAGATACAAACATTGGAACACCTGCGATAGCGCCCAACATACCTGAACGTAGTGCTGCACCTTGGAACTGCTCGCCACCTGCATATGCAGTTGAACCAACAGCACTCATTACAGTACCGTACAAGTCTGCTGAAACAACACCGTAAAGCATGCCAGTTTCACCAGCGCCGCGGATTGCACCAACAGCACCAAAGATGTCGTCAAGTACACTTGAACCGCCAGTTGTACCACCAGTTAATGTTGCAAGAATAGCTGCAACGTCTGTGTCAAACTTAGCTGATACGCTGTTACCAAGAACACGACCAATTTCATTTGGATCTACGTTACCTAAGT